TCGTATGGGAACGCATGATAAGGAATACGAGCAGGTGTAAATGGATTAATTACTGCTCTTAGTAACTTATTACCACATACCCAAGCATTTATTTGTACCTCATCTAAATCATCTACAGAGTCTGGAAGTTCAATATTAACTTCTCTAGCATACTCTGCATCCATAATTCCCCAATACTCAAATACTTCAAAGTTAGTATTTGTATGATCATCTGTATTATAATCATCTACTAATTGAGCTTCGTAATTTTTCTCAACATAATTAGGACCTTCTTGTAAAGTTTCCCTAATCTTTTCTTCATCAAAGTAAGGCATACTTCTTAGTTGCCTTAATTGACTTCTATTTAATTTATGTCTATGGATAACAAATTCACATTCATCCATATTAGTTGCTGCAGGATCAGGATAAAAATCCCAACAACTAACAAATTCTATTCTAGGTACACGGACATCTATAGGAGTATATACTCGACCTTCTTCACCTTCATCCCACTTATGTAAAGTTTTATTAAAGTTAAATGGTCCTTTGACAATACCTGTACCTAATAAAGCTGCTTCTAATAAAGCATTTCTAATCTCAGAAGAACCATTAGATTCTTCAATTTGATCATGGATTAACTTCTCCATTCTTCTTGCAGCTTTTTGAGAAGGATTTAATTCTAATATTTGAGGATTAGGATTAGCTCCTTCAACAAGCATATCTGCTGCTTGGTCTTCAATACTCTCAGAAAATATACCTTTATTAAAAGTAGCTCCGGGAGCTAAGATTCTACCATCACCTTCGTAACCAACATCATAAGGATTCATTTCCTCTTGTGGTTCATCCTCCATTCTATTGCCTATATTATCAGGCTGTGAATCTTCAGATTCAGGTGCAGGCTGTGAAGTTTCAAGATCAGGTTTAGGATTATTAATATCTAAGTAGGCTTGTCCTAATTCACCTTCAGGTATTTTAGTTTCTGTAACGCCAATAGGAAACTTTCCAGTTCCAAACATTACATCTACTAATTGTCCAAAAGCAGCAAGTACTTTTGTTTTAGTTATCTTAACAAATACTCTAGACTTTTCAGACTGTCTAAACTTTACACTTTTACTATAAAGCCCTCTATAGTTTTCATAAGCAACTAGCCATCTTTTTTCATCTAAATCTCTTTTATCTTCCGCTGCAGCAAAACGAGACTTAATAAGACCAACTAACTGTGAAGTTTGAAAAGCTTCTAATTTTAAATTTTTACCTGTTTCACCTTCAACATCTTCATAAAGATTGTTAGCAGTTAAAAAAGTATTATCTTGTTCAGCCATTATAATTCCTTTTTCCCTTTAATATCCAAATGTTGTGTCTGAGGGAGCATAGGTTTCTGTAGCAAATTTCAATCTCCTATCATAAGGATTATCAAGTCTTGGTCTACTCATCAACATATATCTTAAAGCATCATAAGCATGATCAGGAGCATGTGTATCCACATCCTCTGAATTAGTCTTAGATAGCGGTATTCCTTGTAGTTCTTTAATTAAGTTAGCACAACTATTAAATATTTGTAATCTAGGTCTAGTAGTACTATCTCTAGATCTTAAATGTTCATGTACTTGAACTTTACCTGCTACCCTGTTCTTATCAGCCCTTCTAAGTTTATGTCCTTTTTTAATTAAAACTTCACCTATGGTAGGACCAGTATATCCAGTCCTAGACCATGCTGCAGTATCTAATACTCCACTTATTGACTTCATTTCTCCTTCTTCAAGCTGTGTAAGCTTATCAGCTAGTGCATCTCCAGTAAGACCTTTTTGGTATAATTCTCTATATATAATAATAGTCTTATCTTCAGGATCAACAGCAGCCCATAAACAACAACTTTCGGAGGCATATCCGTAGTCAATTCCTTTTAATCTTTCCCACCATGTAGGGATATCAAAGGGTACTATAACATGGCGTTCAAGTTCAAATTCCGCAAAGGCTGCTCCTTCCGCAATATCCCAATTACCTTCTAATAACTGTTTTCTTTGAACAGCAGGTAAGGAATTAAGCATCCTTTCATATTCACCATCTTCCGCTAAGTAAGGATTATCCTGTAACTTAGCTGGAATAAACTTTCTTGTTAATCCGTCATGTCCTCTAAAACTTTTGTTTTCATCTGCCGGATCAACATATCTTTTCTTTACCCATTGTGCGCCAACACCACCGGGGTTAGCTGTACAACGCAGATAAGTTTTTAAACTCTTATCTGTTGTTCTTAGACGAGATGCTAGATAATTCCAACCAAACTCTGTTGGTAGGTGTGTTATCTCATCAAAACCAATCCAGCTATAGGCTTGTCCTTGATAACGATAAGCATCTGAATCTCTTTCTAAGAATCCAAATTCTATTTTAGCTCCACTAGGGAACTGCCAAAGCTTTTCAACTTCTTTAAACTTAGCACCTTTGAAAGCTTTAGGATATATTTCCCTAGACTTATCAATCAGTTCTCGTAATTCGGGCATTGACCTTCGAAGAATCAATGCTCTGTGTGCTGCTATGTGGCAAGATCTTAAAGGATCTATAAGCATGGCAAAGCTTTTACCTCCGCCTGCTGCACCACCATACAACACATCTTTTTCCCCTGCTGCTAAGAAATCTGTTTGAGGTCCTTCGTTGGGCATAAACTCAACATAAGTACCTGTATCATTCAGATGCTTTTGTATAGCATCAGGCAATTCTTTACTTTCTGACTCAGTAATTACATTTGACTGTAATACTTTTTCTTCTTGATTAAGTTCCCGTTGCGCTGCTTTTAAGTTTCTGCGCAACTTTGTAACTTTCTTACCCTTACGCTCTAATTTTCTTTTGGCTTGTAAGGCTGCCTTAACATCAGATAATTCTGAATTTTTAGGTCTTCCAGCTTTTTTTCTTGGAGTACCATCTTTCTTTAGTATATAGTCACCTTGAGCATTTGTCAAGTACTTTTTACTTTTTTTTTCACTTTCTTCCATAAACCTTATTGACATGCTTCATTAAACCTACCTTAGAGAGCTTTCTACCAGTCTCAGCTTCTAACCAATCAACACCTACTCCGAGGCTGATTTCCTGCTTATAAACAGATTCCGTGACTTCTTTGAGAATTTGTAGCTCCTCTTCAATAGGTTTAAGATAACCCTCTATATTATCAACTAACTCATAGCCAAAGGGTATAGTTGAGGTAACACGCCGTATATATCCATCTGGAATTAGCATACTTTACCACTTTACTTTGTCAGCCCAATAAGCTGCTGACATTTTACCTTTTTTAATATTCTTACCATGTCTAGCTTTGAAAGATTTCCTTTTAGCTTTCATTCTATCAGACTCACCAGCTTTAGGTTTACCTGCTGTAGAAGCTCCTTGTTCTCCAAAACGAATTGTCTTTATTCTATCACCT